GATGTTCCTGGACTTTATGATAGCTTTGGACTCCCTAAGTTTGACGCTCTCTACGTACAATATGAGAATGATCCGTCCATTAAGAAAAAAACTGTTAAGGCACAAGAACTCATTCTTAACCTTCTCAAGGAGCGTGCGGAAACGGGTCGTATCTACATTATGAATATTGACCATTGCAATTCTCACTCATCATTTAAGGATAAGGTTGAGATGAGCAATCTGTGTCAAGAGATTACACTTCCCACTTATCCAGTTCAGCACATTGATGATACTAGTGGAGAAATTGCACTTTGTATTCTTTCTGCGATTAATGTTGGAAAGGTTAAGTCTGATGAAGAACTTGAAGAACTTTGTGAACTTTCTGTTCGTGGACTTGAAGAGTTGATTGACTATCAGAAATACCCCGTAGCAGCGGCAGAAATCGCCACCAAGGCGCGTCGTTCTCTTGGAGTAGGGTTTATAGGTCTTGCCCACTATTTGGCAAAACTTGGGTTTAATTACGATTCTCAGGGTGCCTGGGATGCTGTACACGGTCTATCTGAGGCATTCCAGTATTACCTTCTCAAGGCATCTAACCAACTTGCTAAGGAGAAGGGACATTGTGAATACTTTGGACGCACAAAGTATGCTGATGGAATTCTTCCTATTGACACATATAAAACCGATGTTGACGAAATTACTTCTGTTAAGTTAGAGCATGATTGGGAAAGTCTTAGAGCATCTATTTTGGAACACGGACTCAGGCACTCAACGCTGTCCGCACAAATGCCATCGGAGAGCAGTTCCGTTGTGTCAAACGCAACCAACGGAATCGAACCACCTAGAGGATTCTTGTCCATTAAGAAATCAAAGAAAGGTCCACTCAAGCAGATTGTTCCCCAATATCAGTCTCTTAAGAATAATTACACTTTACTTTGGGATATGGAGTCCAATCGCGGTTATATTAATATTGTTGCTGTGATGCAAAAGTTCTTTGACCAAGCGATTTCTGGAAACTGGTCTTATAATCCAGAGAACTACCCTGATAACGAAGTTCCAGTTTCAGTTATGGCAAATGACTTTTTAACTACATACAAGTACGGGTGGAAAACTTCTTATTACCAAAACACTTATGATATTAAGACTGATGAGGTAGTGGAAGAGAAACCCAATCTTCAAGATTTGATTAGTGAGTTAAGTTCAGTAGAGGAGGGAGAGTGTGAATCCTGTGCAGTTTAAAATTTCTTCAACAGAAGAAAATCAAACCCAAATCAAAGGAATGACTGTTTTCAATACAGAAAAAGTGGATACCAAAAAGCAACCAATGTTTTTTGGTAAACCATTGGGAGTTCAGAGATATGATTCATACAAATATCCAATCTTTGAAAAACTGACTACACAACAACTTGGTTATTTCTGGAGACCCGAAGAGGTGTCTCTCCAGAAAGATCGTGGAGATTATCAAACTCTGCGTCCTGAGCAGAAACACATCTATACTTCTAATTTGAAGTATCAGATTATGCTTGATTCTGTTCAGGGACGTGGACCTGGAATGGCATTTATTCCATATTGTTCTCTTCCTGAATTGGAAGCATGTATGGAAGTGTGGGGATTTATGGAGATGATTCATAGTCGCTCATACACTTACATTATCAAAAATGTCTATTCCGACCCATCTGAGGTATTTGATACTATCATCGGGGATGAGCGCCTTCTAGAGCGTGCTAGGAGCGTTACAGAGTCTTATGATGACTTCATTCAAACAGCACAGAATTATGGTGCGTCTAATACTTGGGTGCATAATCTTGAAGGAGTATCATACGCAAAGGAATCAATCAATGACGTTAAGAGAAAACTGTACAGAGCAGTCGCAAACGTTAATATTCTTGAAGGTATTCGCTTCTACGTTAGTTTTGCTTGTAGTTTCGCCTTTGGTGAACTTAAGCTTATGGAAGGATCCGCTAAAATTATTAGTCTCATCGCAAGAGACGAAAACCAACATCTAGCACTTACTCAGAATATTCTGAATAAATGGAGAGAAGGTGATGATCCTGAAATGAAGCAGATTGCTAAAGAAGAAGAGGAATGGGTCTATGCGATGTTTGATCGTGCAGTAAATGAAGAAAAGCGTTGGGCAGATTATCTGTTCAAAGATGGAAGTATGATTGGACTTAACGATAAACTTCTTCAGCAATACGTAGAGTGGATCGCAAACAGAAGACTTAAATCAATTGGTTTAAAGCCCCAATACGATATTTCAGCAAACAATAATCCACTACCTTGGACTCAGCACTGGATTTCCTCTAAAGGTCTCCAGGTTGCTCCCCAGGAAACGGAAGTCGAGAGTTATGTAGTCGGCGGAATCAAACAAGATGTTACTAAAAATACTTTCACAGGATTTAAACTTTGAGGTAAATGGAATTATCTGTAGACCAAAAATTAGTATGTGAAATTGACAGAGAAATAATTGATAGCATATTAAAAAATATCACAGAAGAAGACTGGTTTATTGATGATTATCGAAATAGTGCAGGCAGTATGCAAGACACTAATTCTATTCCAATTTTTCATTCTGTTAGGTGTGGTGACAGTCATAATGCACTATTGACAGTTGAGAAAAGACCACTTTTTGAAAAATTTTATCCACTCATATTACCCATTCTTAATAAATTAAAAAGTTATTATGTTTACAATTACCATGCATCTTTTATATCGAGACTAAATCCTCATAGCACTATTACTAAACATGCTGATAGTGGATATTTCTTAGAGAAGTGTAACCGAATACATGTTCCATTAAAAACTAATAAGAATGTTACTTATTGGATTGACGATAAACCATATTATTGGCAAGTTGGAAATATATATGAATTCAATAATCTATTGGAACATGAAGTAATTAATAGTAGTGATTCTGAAAGAATACATTTGGTATTAAATTTATACAATTTATCGAAAGATGAATTATCAATATTAAATAAACCATATTAAAAAATATAAATGTTACCAAAAATACTTTCGCAGGATTCCAATTATGATGAATGGTGCGAACAGGAAATCCTGAACGCATATAAAGAAGCAGCAGAATGTGATGAATATTTGTTTGGAGATTATAACTTTTGTGAAGAGTGGTTAAATGATATTGGATAGATAGAGGAGGTTACACTCCTCTTTTTTATGCCTAAAAATCAACTGACTAAAGATGAAATTAAAGTTCGTGTTTTGAAATTGAAGAACAATCTTCACAACGATCACATTAGACCAGAAATGGATATGAAAGGACTTGCTCATAAATACCTGAACGAAGTTCTTGATATCATTGATGAGTACAGATATTGACTATGAAAATCCTTGGACCTATAATGGAAAAGAATTTGGTTCAAGTGATATTCTGGATTATTATGGTTTTGTATACCATATTCATTGCAACACAACTAATCGCGACTATATTGGTAGAAAATATTTCTGGAGCTTCCGCACTCCGAGAGGAAAGTCTAGAAAAGTTAAGGCAGAATCTGACTGGAAGTGCTACTATGGATCGTGCCCAGAACTCAAGGAGGATATAAAAAAGTATGGTAGGGAGAATTTTACGCGCACTATTTTATCATTACATAAAACAAAGGGCAAAACTAACTTCGAAGAAACCCGACAACTCTTCGCCCACAACGTCCTCACCGAGTCCCTTGACAACGGAACCCCAGCCTACTACAATAGCAACATCCTCAACAGATACTTCCGAAAGGACTACTATGGAAACTCAGATTGAAAGCGAACCTGTAGCACTGGTTCGTGAGTGGGCAATCAATAAGATTGAACTTCTTCACGATGCAGATCGTCATAAGAATGCTCAGGCACTTCTTGCTGAGTTTGATGAGTGGATTAATCTTCCAGAAGGAACAGAAGAACTTGAGTATCTTTGTCTAGAAGATGAAGATTGGACTGATGATCAAGAGGTTGATGTTCGGTAAACCAACCTCTTGACAAATTCTAAATATTAACTTATTATGTAGAAATCCCTGTTATGAGCAGGGTTTTTTATTATGAGAATTTGATTTTGATTTAGAGCCGTGGGCGCTGCCCCTGAGAAGGGGAACTTCTCCTTTGCCTATACGGATGTAGAGTTCAATTAATTTTAATGCAAAATTTCTTTACAGTAGCCATGCCTATTTTGGCAGCGGTTACAACCAGCACGGCATCACTGCCATTCTCTAGTTATAAACTGCAAGGTCCTCCTCCACCAGTAGAGAAACCTTATTCTATTATTAAAGAGTTTGAACCAGAGACGACAGCAATCCGCGAGGTTGCACCACCAAAACCAAAAGAGTTAAGGCTAATTTGTAAAGGGTGTAATGAACATGAGAATGCTACCCTGGCATTTTTCCAGGATCGTGGTATTAAAGACAGAAACGCCCTTGCTACCATTATGGGCAATATTCGTCAGGAATCTACTTTTATTCCTAACATTTGCGAAGGTGGTAGCAGAACCAGTTGGAGTAACTGCGGTGGCGGTTACGGACTGATTCAATGGACATCTGCCAATCGTTATTATGGATTGGGTGATTTTGCTAAGAAGTTTGGTGGTTCTCCATCATCACTTCACACGCAACTTCGTTATCTAACGAATGAAGTCCAATGGCAACAGATTGAAGACAGGATGAAAACTCCTGGTAAGTCTATTGATCGTTACATGGACTATGCGTATAGTTGGATTGGTTGGGGGCATCATGGCGCCCGTACATCATATGCACATGATTATGCTTCCAAACTGATCAAGGTAGAAGTTTGATACAATAAAATAATTAAGGGGTGGGTAAAGGTACTCACCCCTTTTTTAATGTCTTGACATACCCTCACGAAATCATTATAATTACCTTTGTGGAGGTTGATAAGATAAATACTAAGTAAGCTTAAAGATTCTCTATGGATAATCTTCCAGATGAGAAAGGTGCCTTAGATATAATAGCAAAGAGTGGATACTTAAAGGTTGAGAATGAAGACCTAAGTATTTCTCTTGAAGCACATAATCAAGTTAATATTCAACCTAAGGGAAGTATATTTGGTGCTAAGGTTAAAGTAGAAGATAATGGATCTATAACTCCTACATTAACCTTTGATACTAAAAAACTCAGAGAACCTAAAAAGAATATAGATACTGAACAGATGTTAGATGATGCTTTAGAGGAGTATTGGAATGAGCAAGTTTAATATCTTTGAGTTTAAAAGAGGGAAAGAAAAGAAACCCCTTAAGGAATGGATTAAGATCGGAGCAATACTTCATCTGACTTTAGATACCGTTTCATTAATACCTGGTGTAGATAAAAGAAAGGTATTTAATGTATTAGATGAATTCCAACAAAAGCTGGGAATAGATGCTTTAAATGATTATATAATTCAAGATGATGAACTAGTTTCATATCGTATACATAGAGTGATTGATAAGGCAATCGAAGAATATAAAAAGGATGTTTAGACTCTTTGAAATTAGAGATGGAAAGTTTACAACTCTCCCTGACATTAAAGCAAAAAGATTTAAAGACTTTATTCTGAGTTCAGTTATTGTATTGGTGATTGCTTCAGTAGCATCTTTATTGAGAATTGATGAAAAGCATCTTTGGAAGATTTACAATCTAATCATTCAGCATTTCAATTTAGGTAGTGATAGTCCTAAATTAGATAATGAGAAAGAATTAGAAGCAAGAGTTGAATTAGAAGTAGATAGAGCACTCAGAGAAGCAGAAGATGAGTATAATAGAATTATCAGAGAAGCAGACCAGAAATATAAACCACGTTATGTTGATGAGAAGAACGATGAGACCTTATGTTATACACCAGAATGTAAGGAATTAGCACCACCAATGCGAATATGTTCTGTATGGGACCCTACTTGCCCAGACACTGCTCCAACCGTCACAGAGGGGTTGACTGGGGGTTCTGAGGGTGGTATTATTAAAGAGTCGGTGGGAGACAAACCACCACGAGAACCTGGAAAATTTAGATTCTAATCG